GTGCCACCTAAATACATCGGGCTTTTTTGAATTAATTAAATATGCCATTGCGCCAACCCATAACGGAGATTTAATAGACGCTAGGCGTCGATACTGTGCCTCCTGCACAACTTTAAAAACGTAGCAGCCTTTTAAGGCATAACATTTATAACAAACACTGTTTTCAATTTCTCTAAGTTTGGAACCCGTTTTGCATTCTTTGGCTGGTATCCCATAAGACCAACCAGGCATCTTGCCAGGCTTAGATAAGCCCCCAACAATTCCCCAGGCTTTTTCTGTAGTGAATTCTTGCATCATAAGCTATTCCATAAGCCATAAGCATTTATTGTTAAATCTTTGTTGTATCTTTTTTCAGCAACTTCCATTGCTTTAGTGTAGCCTCCTTCTTCGGCATTATCATAATCATATAGTTTTACTTCTACGTCTGGATGGTTCGTTAAAATTTGCTGAACGTTGCCACCACTAACATTTATTGATACTTTAATTTTTTCTTTCATAAAATTATTTTACTTTTTAATTATGTCCTTTTTATGGCGCTTGGTGCTTGTTGCTTGAGCCTTTAAACTTTTTACTTTTTTCATTTTTTTTTTCAACGTCCAAAATGGGTTTTCCCCGATCCATTCACAGTGACACCAATTCTAGTTGTCAATGGATCGGGAATCAGTACCAACGAGTTCATTGCTTGGTTAATTACTCCAAGCTCCCTCCGAGTTCGGCACTGATCCCGGGTCTATCCTGCCCTCTACTAGCTAAGTGGGGTTCTAGATAAACCCGGGATCAGTTCCGGTTCATAACACAAAGACGGGCACGGATGCCGGTGTGATGTGCTACAACCAGAAGTTGATCCGGATCAGCCCTGTTCTGCCGTTAGCTAGTATCGGTAACCTGCGAGAATCTAAAACTAGCAATCCAATTCGCAGTTTAAGTCACGACAACTGATCTCAGGACACAATGAAAGCAAGAAGCAAGAGTTGGAAAACCACCCATAACCCTTCTACATTTGCGACAATGGTTAGTTGCCCATTGTGTCCAGGGATCAGTTCTGGTTGTTGGTAAGTTAGGCGATTTACTAATTTACTTCACAACCAGAAGTTGTCCCATTATTTAAAGGCGCCATCTAAACAAGTAGGCGCCTAGAAATTTTATTTAAAATGGAATTTCTTCATCAACTCCATTTTTTAAAACTAAAGGTTTTTCATCAACTGCTTTATTGTGATGATAAACTACTTTATTTAAAACAGTATCAATATCACTAGCTAAAAAGTAAGATTTATTTTTAGTGTCGTTCAAAGCGTCTAAATGTACCTTGAACGTTGTGGCTTGTTCTACTGTGTCAGCAGTTTTTTCTATTCTGTAACTATTAGTCGTTCCACCGTAATTGCATTTTTCAATTACAAACCATATTTTTTTATTTTCCATGATTAGGAGTATATAGGAGAATAGTGGCAAGAATAAGGCACCAGGGAAGCAAACTGTCCAAAATGGGTTGCCCAAAACGGACACAATGTCTATTGACAAATCCTAAATTATCCTATATAATAGGGGTGGGAGGTCGGGATATATAAATAGGTGTGTACAACCATAGGTTGAATTTATTTATTGGACTGCCTTAAAATAGCCACATTTTTAATATAGGATAGTCCCATAATAAATAAAGGAGAAGAATATGCCACGTATGACTAAATACCAATTAGAGCATTTTGAGAGTAAAGTAAAAAGACGTCTCGACCCTCTAATTGAAGAACAAGAACTGCTTATCAAGCAGTACACAACAGAAGCAACTAACAAAGCCTCTAAAAAACTGGCCATTAAAATTGGTGCTCAACCAATCATAGACAACTTAAGAAATGCTCAAGAAGCTCTAAGCAAAGCGCAAATTTCAGCGCAAAGTTTTTTTGAGAAGAAGGCAACTACTAAGGGTATGAAAGCCGAGCTCAATACTAAATTTGATAAGGACAGTTATCGTTATGACGACGACAAAATAACCTTGGCGGATTGCGAAGAACAATTAAGAAGTTGGGCTAAAGCACTTGCTGAAAGGGAGATAGAAAAAAGACCAGAAGGCAAACAATTAGCCAAACTAAACAGCATAAGACGTTCAGCACTAGACAGCATACTAGAGAGCGAAGCGCCTTCTAGTTTAATGGAAAGTCTAAATAGCCATATGCAAAAATATTTAGGGGTTTCATGGCACGAAGAACCCAAGTCTATTGAGTATAAATAAAACTTGACTTTTATTATGGGATATGTTATAATTATCCCATAATAAATAAAGGAGTGAAATATGATTAACTGGATAATTAAGCCGTTTAAAATTACTTACTACTCGGCTAAAGATAAAAAGACCATACAAGAAATGGCTTAAATGATGATAAGTCTATTCAAGATACAACTAAAGCCGATAGGGCTTTTTATTGTTATTGGGACGTAGATGCAGGAGGTTATCGTAGGCAATGGATAGTTGGACTATAAGATACTAATATGATTTATAATTTATTATTATATTTGGGAATATTTTTTATTGTAGCTGGGTTTGGTTTGTTCTTATACGTAGAGCATAGAATAAGACAAATTGATATTCAGCTATTTAAACTTGAACAACAAAAGGAGAAATATGAAAACAGTTAGAATAAAAAACATTTTGGGAATTAAAAATGCAAACTATCCCAAACATCTAACGCCAGAAATAATTGCGACGGCATTAACTATTTATAATGCACCGACCACTGCTGACGTTCCAGGTCTGGTTAAGGAAGGCGCAGCCAAGATAGGAGACGAAGCAATGTCTTACGCCATGGCTTTGTTAGTGTTGCCCGAATTGCAAAAGCTAACAATGCAATCTAATGAATATAAAAAATGGCAGGAGGAGAATAGGAAAACAATGCATTAAAAATTCAATCTATAAACGTATGCAGTAAATGCATACAACCATAGGTTGTGGCGCCAGGTCTCCATACCCTGGCGCCAGGCTCCATATTGTGTCAACAATAATCGGAGACACTACGTCCATTTTGGGTTTTTTTTATTTTGTTTTTAAAAATTTTTTGCCCCTTCGGGGCACCAGGTTTCATAGAGGTACCAGACCAATCAAAGAATTTGAAATGTCCATTTTGGGTTTTTTTTAAACTCAGAAAAGGGGTCCCACTACTTCAGGTTGTAAGGTTTGATTTAAACAGTTAATGCTATATAATACTTTGCGAAGGTTTCAAAATTAATCCTCAAAAATTTTGCAAAAATTGAAAACTTAATGAACCTAGATAAAGAAAAATTAAAAAATTTTGAAAAGCTCCCAGCTGATGTAAGAAGACAATTTTCATTGATGATGAATCAATGGAAAGAAAAGAAAAAGGAATCTAAGGTTAAATCTGATTTCTTAAGTTTTGTTAAACATGTTTGGCCTGATTTTATAGAGGGGTCCCATCATAAAAGGATAGCTGATAAATTTAATAAATTAGCTGAAGGAAAAATTAAGAGACTCATTATTAATATGCCCCCTAGGCATACCAAATCTGAATTTGCTTCTTACCTTTTACCTGCATGGATGGTGGGAAAGAATCCTAAATTAAAAATAATACAATCTACAAATACTACTGAGCTTTCCGTCCGTTTTGGGCGTAAAGCAAAACAATTAATTGATTCAGGAGAATATCAACAAGTTTTTAAAACTAGATTAAAAGAAGATTCTCAAGCAGCAGGGAAATGGGAAACCCAACAAGGTGGAGAATATTATGCAGCCGGTGTGGGTTCAGCTATTACTGGAAGGGGTGCTGATTTATTAATTATTGATGATCCACATACTGAACAAGACGCCATGAATGCTCAAGCTTTAGATAGAACTTATGAATGGTTTACTTCTGGGCCCAGACAACGTCTTCAACCTGGTGGAGCAATTATAGTCGTAATGACTAGATGGAATGAAAAAGATTTAACTGGCAGATTATTAAGTGCTCAAAAAGAACCTAAAGCTGATCAGTGGGAAATAATTGAATTCCCTGCCATCATGCCTTCCGGTAAACCCGTGTGGCCTGAATACTGGAGCTTGGAGGATTTAAACGGAGTTAAAGCATCTATTCCTGGAAGCAAATGGAATGCACAGTATATGCAGAATCCAACTTCTGAAGAAGGAGCTTTAATCAAAAGGGAATGGTGGAAAAATTGGGAACCCGAAGAGCTTCCCCCATTACAACATATTATTCAATCTTACGATACAGCATTTATGAAAAAGGAAACAGCAGACTTTTCTGCCATTACAACGTGGGGAGTGTTTACTCCAGATGAAGATAGTGCTCCAGAATTAATTTTAGTAGATGCATTAAAAGGAAGATACGAGTTTCCTGAACTAAGAAGAATTGCCCTGGAACAATACGGTTATTGGAATCCTGAGACCGTTATAATCGAGAGTAAGGCATCAGGACTCCCCTTAACTTATGAGTTGCGTAAGATGGGAATTCCTGTTATAAATTTCACACCTAGTAAAGGAAACGATAAACATACTAGAGTAAACAGCGTTTCCCCTCTTTTTGAGAGTGGACGCATATGGGCGCCCAAAGAAATGGAGTTTGCTCAAGAAGTAATTGAAGAATGTGCTGCGTTTCCATATGGGGATCATGACGACTTGGTCGATAGTATGACCCAAGCTGTAATGCGATTTAGACAAGGTGGATTAATTGCCCACCCAGAAGACTACAAAGAAGACAAAGTAGTTAAAACAGAGAAGGTATATTATTAATGACAATAGATAATTGGAAAAATGATTTTGACTTTGAAGAAGTAGGTGTAAGTTCTAANGTTCCCCCATCACGAGAAGAACAAATTTACAAAAGTNCTGATTGGGACAATGCTTANCAAAAAATTCTTTCTAAATTTTTTANAAGATTTCCTGGAGCACGGGAAGANTTTNACAGTGCTAATCCTCCACGTATAGAAGACATGGTTGCAATGCTTCAATTAGAAGGAACTATGCAAACTGAAGGTGCAGGAATTATGGATTTAGCTGAAGGAGCAAAAATGATTACTCCAAGCAGTGTTGATAAAGCTACACAAAGTCTGCAGAGACATCATGATTTTTCTCAAGGTGGAAGAACCGGTTATGCTTATGGAGACGAGGATCCTGAAATAGTAGACGATGAATTATCAACTATCGAATTGATGCAGGATCAAGGTATTCCATATGGTCAACAAGTTCAATCCGATAACACAGGTATCATGAATCAAGCATCAGGGATCAATAGAGATATTTTAATAAAAAAAGTTGTAGAAGAATTCATTAAACGAAAAGGAAGAAAACCTCGAAGCAATGACGAAATTATAGAATTTTATATGGAAGAAATGGCAGGAGGTTCAGCTCCTCAAAAAGTTGCTTATAATCCTGGAGATTATGATCCACTAATTGTAGAACAATATGAGCAGTATAAATCTAATGCTCTTGAGCAAGGTCAACCTGTGATTTCTATTGATGAGTTTATGATACAAGAAAGAACAGGAGTTCGATCCGGAGGATTACCAGGCCTATTAGGAGTTTAAGTGAAGATACATCATTACGATCAGATGATGGCGTATCTTACGCGACGTCAAAAATTTTCAAATGGTGGAGATGTAATTCTACCACAACCAAATCCCTTATCACAGCAAGAACGAAACCAAAAAGTTTTTAATGACTATGTAGGTAGAATGAAGCATTACTTAACTGGTGCTGACATGCCAGAGTGGTTCGTTAAAGATTTAATTATTAAAAAAGCAGATGAACTAGGAATAGAATTAAAAGCTGACGGTGGTCGTATAGGTTTTGCAAACGGTAATGGTGTTGCTGATGAAGAGGCAGAAAACGCAAAATTTGCTAAACGTGTAAGAGAATTAATGGACGAGGGTTTTGACATGGGCGAAGCTGTTCGGGAAGCTATGAAAGAAGGCTATGCAGAGGGTGGAAGGATCGGGTTTCAAAAAGGATCAAGAAGCGATCTCGAATGGCTAAAGATAAACCAGGGAAAAGTAAAAGGGCAGCCTAATATATACTGGAGAGATTTAAAAAATCAAAATACTGGAAAAGTAAAAAGAGTTTATGATGTCCGAATAACTCAAGATACTCAATTAAAATCAGGTCCTCAACTAGGAAAAAGAACTACGGGCACAGGTCGTTACGTGAATCTTCTGAGTAAAAGAGATCTTTCAAGTTTAAATGAAGCAATTAAAATAAGAAATAACTATAGAGCTAAACACCCAATGGATCTTGGCGCTGCTACAGCAGGGGACACTCCTACAAATGAAAAAAAGAAAAAACTAAAAGCAGAAAGGAACGCAGCTATTATAAAGAAAGGTGGATATTATGCCGGTCCTTTTACAGGAACTTCAACAGTGCATAAAGGTCATACTGGCAATGTTTGGGGAGCTGAGAAAATTACCGGAGATAGACTAGCTTATACTCCTAAAAATATTAATGAAGCTATGGCAGCAGCAGGAACCGGACTGGATCATAAAATTAGATCAGTTTCTGAAAAAATAGAAAATATAAAAAAACAAAAAATTCCACCAGCAGCAAAGAAAGCATTATTAGAAGCTGAAGATGCTAAATTAATAAGATTAGCTTCTCAATCTCAAGGATTTAAAAAAGTAACTTTAAGCACTGGTAAAACTTTTGGAGGAGATAAATTAACTATCGATATGTTGGATGAATTCCCTAATATGACTGAACAAGAAATTAATGAGTTCCTAAAAAAATGGAAGAAGAAAAAAATTATTACAAAAGAAATGGTAAAGAAAAATCCAAAACTTAAAGTAACTCCAAAATCAGAAATTGATAATATAATAAAAGCTAATATCTTTGACCAGAATAGAAAAAACACGTTGGCTGCAGCTTCTAAAATGAGTCGGAAGGAAGAAAACAGAATTTTAAATGAAGTAAATAGAAAATTTAAGGAAGTTAATAAAAAATCTAAGTTAGGCACCTTAAAGTCTATGACAGGTAAAGTTTTAAAATTTACTGGCAAAGTTCTGAAACCACTAGGATATGCTATTGGAACGGGAGCTGTTGTTTCAGCTAAATCTTTAGCTGATGAAATGAATATCGATTTAAATCCACTAGATTATTATGCAGCTATGGAAATGGGAGATCCACAAGCAGCTATCAATATGTGGAAGATGAGAAACGATCCAGAATTTGCTGCAGCAGAACGAGCTAAGACAATGGCAATACCTTTAGATGAAGGCACTTACGAAGTTATGGAAGATACCGTAATAGAAGAGCCCAAACCTTTAGGGAATATAACACCCAAACCAACATATGGACCTTATGCAAACCAAATCAAAAACCTCAAAGTCTAGGTATCCTAAGACCTGGCTCCTGGCGCCAGAATCAGGACCCACGCCTCAGGGCTTGAATATTAATTATAATACTGTTAAAACAGTCAAATTGGAGAAAATAAATGGCAGACAAAATAGACAAGGCTCTACCAAACGAGCCAAGAAAAACAATTAACGTTCCGGGGGAAGAAGAAATTCAAGAACAAGTTGTTGAAGCTCAAGAAGAGATTCAAGAAAGTCCTGATGGCGTTGAAGTAACCGAACAAGAAGATGGATCAGTTGATATTAATTTCGATCCAGCAGCTGCATCGATGGAAGGCAGTGATGAACACTACGCAAACTTAGCAGAATTTTTACCCGATCAAGTTTTATCCGAATTAGGCGCAGACCTAAGTGGAAAATATATGGATTATAATATGGGTAGAAAAGAATGGGAAAGAACTTATACTACCGGGTTAGATTTATTAGGATTTAAATATGACATGCGAACCGAACCATTTCAAGGCGCGTCTGGCGCAACTCATCCAGTTTTGGCTGAAGCAGTTACGCAGTTTCAAGCGTTGGCATATAAGGAGTTACTCCCTGCTGATGGACCTGTCAGAACACAGGCGATCGGTGCACCGAATCCGGAGAAAACGAAACAAGCTGAAAGAGTAAAAGATTACATGAACTATGAGCTCATGGAAAAAATGAAAGACTATGAGCCAGACTTTGATCAAATGTTATTCTATTTACCTTTAGCAGGTTCAGCATTTAAAAAAGTTTATTTTGATGAACTTGAACAAAGAGCAACTTCAAAGTTTGTTCCAGCAGATGATTTAATTGTTCCNTATACAGCTACTTCTTTAGAAGATGCTGAAGCTATTATTCATAGAATTAAAGTTTCTAAAAACGAATTAAGAAAACAACAAGTGGCAGGATTTTATAGAGATATAGAATTAGGTACCCCTGCTCAAATAGAAGATGATGTTAAGAAAAAAGAACGAGAATTAGAAGGTCAAAGAAAAACTAAAGACGATGATGTTTATACTATTTTAGAATGTCATATTAATTTAGACTTAGAAGGTTTTGAAGATACTGATAAAGAAACAGGAGAACCTTCTGGAATTAAAATTCCATATATTGTAACAGTTGAAGAATCATCACGACAAGTTTTATCTATTAAAAGAAATTACGAAATTGGGGATCCGAAAAAAAATAAAATAGATTACTTTGTCCACTTTAAGTTTTTACCTGGACTAGGTTTCTATGGCTTCGGTCTCATCCATATGATTGGTGGTCTATCAAGAACTGCAACTGCAGCTNTACGTCAATTATTGGATGCCGGTACGCTCTCCAACTTACCGGCAGGATTTAAAATGCGTGGCATTAGAATTAGAGATGATGCGCAGTCTATTCAACCAGGAGAGTTTAGAGATGTAGATGCTCCAGGTGGTAACTTAAAAGATTCATTTATGATGTTACCATTTAAAGAACCTTCTCCAACTTTATTACAATTAATGGGTATTGTTGTTCAAGCTGGTCAAAGATTTGCTTCAATTGCTGACTTACAAGTTGGCGATGGCAATCAACAAGCAGCTGTNGGAACAACTGTAGCTCTTCTTGAAAGAGGCAGCAGAACTATGTCAGCAATACATAAAAGAATTTACTCAGCTCTTAAACAAGAATTCAAATTATTAGCTAGAGTATTTAAATTATATTTACCACCGGAATATCCGTACGATGTGGTTGGGGGTCAAAGAATGATTAAACAACAAGACTTTGATGATCGGGTAGATATACTGCCAGTTGCTGATCCCAACATTTTCTCTCAAACTCAGCGTATTTCCCTCGCGCAAACAGAGTTGCAATTGGCAGTCGCAAATCCTCAGATGCACAATATGTATCAAGCGTATAGAAATATGTATGAAGCCTTAGGTGTAAAAGATATTGATACCTTATTGGTTAAACCACCTCAACCAACACCCATTGATCCAGCGTTAGAAAATATTATGGCTATGGCTGGTAAACCCTTTCAAGCGTTTCCAGGTCAAGATCATAGAGCACACATTACAGCTCACTTAAATTTCATGGCTACTAACATGGCAAGAAATAATCCAATGGTTATGGCTGCCTTAGAAAAAAATTGTATGGAACATATTTCATTAATGGCTCAAGAACAAATTGAATTAGAGTTTAAAAATGAAATACCACAACTTGCACAGATGCAACAAATGGCACAACAGAATCCTCAGTTACAAATGCAGATGATGATGTTGCAACAACGAATNGAAGCACGGAAAGCCATCTTGATTGCAGAGATGATGGAAGAATTTATGAGTGAAGANAAGAAAATAACTTCCCAATTTGATCATGATCCAATTGCTAAACTAAGATCAAGAGAATTAGATCTNAGAGCAGCTGATAATTTTAGAAAAAAACAATATGATGACGAGAGAATTAATCTTGATCGTATGAAAGCAATGATGAACCAACAAACTCAAGACGAGAAGTTGGATCAAAATGAAAAATTAGCTCAGTTAAGAGCTGATACCTCAATCGAAAAAACAATTTTAAGTAAATCTGTTCCAAATGTGGACAAATTTATCCCAAGTGTTGAGATTGAAAAATACAAAGGAGAAAACAAATGACGCTAAACATAAAAAAAGCGATAAAAAAGCCTGGAGCATTGAGAAAGTCCCTTGGAATCAAAAAAGGG